AGCACGTGGTGTAGACTGGGCTTCCTTAGCAGCTTCTCGTCGAGCGGATGCACGTTGTGCGCCGCCGAATCCACCCAGCCGATTGTCCGACTTGCGGAATTTTGACTTCCTTGTTGATGGCTTACTGGAGGAATTGCTGGATGCTCCACTCTTAAGGCTGGTAGCAACTCGACTCAATAGACCCTTCTTTTTCTCAACCTTTGGTTGATAGTCTATAAGACTCTTGCGTGGTGCTGGTGCTGGTGCAGCAGCTTGTGGCTTTGAAGGTGTAGCCCTGGGAGCAGCGGCTGCCTTTGGCTTATCCCGCATTAGGTACGCAGTTCCGGCTGCAAGAGTTCCGCCAGCCATAATCTGGCGACTGAAGGCTTTCTCCCTGCCAGCCTTTGCAGTCTCATATGACTTCTTCATTTCCTCCTGTGCCTTGGGGGCGATGGGATACTTCCCTGGTTTTTCAACCTTCTTGGGTGGGACGAAGCTTTTTCCAAAGCTCTTTGTCCCCTCAATTAATGATCTGCCCATCTTGAATAAATTTGCCATAATGTATATCTCTAGTGTGTTCTAATGTTGTGCTGAATTATACCACTGGAGTCCAGTGGTAATGAACTAACAGTTCCAGGCCCTGCGGCTCCAGTAGTTAGCAGATAGTTTATTTGACTTGCCCTTGATGCCACCACTGCGAGCGCAGTAGCTTTTCTTACGCTTGGGCTGATCCTTCTTGATGCTCATATTAGCATCCCCGAATCGTACGATCTTTTCCTTACCACCTTGGCAGGCTTTCACGACGAACTTCTTCCCGCCTTGTACTTCACGGCGAGGGACGTTGCATTTCATCTTGGATTTGTCAGGCATTACTTTTTGTTTACTGGTTTAACTCTACGTGGCTTACCTGATGGCTGACCTAGTTTCTTCTTCTCTGATACCTTCTTCGCCTTCTGGGAAGAGGTCATCTCGCTGGCAGTTACTGGAGTGCGCTCGCTCATTCGCTTTGATGGCCTGCAATAAGGCGTTCCTCGCTTCTCTCCCTTTTGTCGTCCGCAGGGCTTTCCTGAGCGGACATCTACCCACTGCTCCTTGAACCACCGCTTGAGGTCGGCTCCCTTCTGTGTCTTCCGTACTGGCATTCAAACCTTCTTTCTTTTAGAGTTACCCCAGTTCTTGGCTCCTACCTTGCGGCACTTAGCGATTGCCCCACTTGCATACGCAGATGGGAATACCTTGTACCTGGCTTTGACCTTCTTATAGCAAGCGTCCTTTGGCATTATCCTTTATCCTTGCACCCGCATCCTTTACGTTCCCCGCAGGAACCCTTGCTAGCCTTTACATTTGTTTTACGTCCGTACATAATATTCTGTGGGTTATTTAACTTGTGAGGAACCAAAGTAGAAACCTACAATGGCTAAAGCTGTTTGGCGGATTTCTGGTAGGATAACAAACCCCTGTACAGTGGACCACTCTAGGCTCTTGAATAGCCCTAGGAAGCCTTTGGATTCCGTCTGAAGGGTAACACCTATGTCAGTGAATGCAAAGACAAATGGAGCCAGTACAATAGCAAAGATAACAGCCGCTGTGATAAGACGACGCATATACACACCGCCACGGGCTGATGCACGATCCGCTGAATCATCTGCTGCTACCTGCTTCTGGAGCATACGCTCAAAGAGACGTGCCTGATTCTCGGACTGCGCTGCGATCATCTTCATTACGAATCCGCTTACGCCCCCGCCTAGCATTGCTATTAGTTCTGGTGTCATACTAATCCCTGTTCTGGAGTTCCTTGATTACTTTGACTGCTGATGCAGTCATATAGACTAGAGTAGCAAGACCCACGACTAGTCCTAGAAGTTCGTTAATGTGACCGAGTTCGATGGTAGCGATAAAGCCCCCTGTTCCGATTGTTGATTTGTACACTATGTCCTGCATTAGATTGCTTCCTCAGGTGGAGTAGGTAAAGGAACGTAGGAGGGTACGGTATCCGCTTGCTCTTGGGAATCCAGCTCGTAGTCAGTTACGTCCAATGCCCACTTGTAGTCAATGGTTTCATCGGGGTAAGTCAGCCACCGTGTACCTTGACCGTTGTCCTCGATCCAGTAGTCAAAGCCAATGTACTTGCCCTCCTCGTCAGCACGGTCAATGGCCGCTTCTTTAGTGTCGTAGATTAAGTACAGCATTAGTAGATGTCGTATTGATTGTTAATGTTGGCTTCGATGGCAGGACGGTTGGCTGACTGGTCGGAAGGGTAGATGATGATTTCTTGAACATCAAAGCCAGTACCATAGGCTATGCTACCCATAACTAGAGTTCCATCATCAGCTACAAAGGATTCACTACCTGTCGCAGCACTAGTACCATTTATAAATACTTCCTTGGTGCTATTTATGAGCAAAGAGCTTACAAAATGAAGTGGACTTGTGGAATTGCTAAAGGTTAAAGGATTAACAATTCCATTATAAGAAACAAGGTCATATAGACCTGCGGATTGATCGCCTCGATAATTCCACGTAAATCCCTTGTTGGGAAATTCGCTTTTACCGTAAAAAATCTTGCGGGTTGAGATCGCCCCTTGATTGTTTATGGCCGCAAATGAACTGTGCGCTGAACCATCCAAGAATGCGTCCGTACTAAGAAAGCAGGTATCGTAAAAATCAATCGTCGGACTTCCGTTAGTAGTCACCAAAGCACCAGCATCAACAATCTTAGGCTGATTTCCAGCAGTCAACTGAGTAGCATCCTTGCCGTTACCTGACTGGTCATACCAAGTCTCTACGAAGCCGTTGACGGTATCCTCATAAGCAGGGATACCAGCGATGCCGTAGACCTCACCGATGTTGGCCTCAAGGGCTGTACGGTTGTCTGTCTGGTCATCGGGGTACAGGATAAGTTCGGATACAAAATCAAATGAGTCGCCTGTTGCTCCTGTTGATGAATTAGCACCAATGCGATTGATTTCTGAACCCGTTCCTGATGTCATCCCTAATAGGTGAAAGCCAAAGGAGAAAACAGAAGATGTGCCATCGTAAGTAACTCCGTTTACATTTACACTTGGAGTTCCGAATCCGAGGAACTTGTAATCACGATTGTTTGCAGCGTTATTTGTCGTAATCCTCGGACTGCTGTCCCCAGTATCGCAAATTAATGTTTCAAAGTTGGTGTCACCAGACTGCAAAGTTGAGAAGACGCTTTTAGTAACAGGGCGACCAGTAACATCCAAGTGCTTATCAGCAGTTGTGCCGAAGGAAATACTTGGTTCGGAGTTTGCGCCCTTGAGAAGCAGTGAGCCACCAGAAACAATCTTAGGCTGACTTACTGCATCCGTCTGCACTGCGTGGTTAGCATTAGGGACACCAGAGGTTGTACTCTGGTCGTACCATTTGGATACCGTTCCGTCCAAGCCTTGACCTGTAAAGGTTACTAGGTTGCTTGGGGTTCCGTTGTTGGAGCCTATGGTGTCGTTAAAGAGTGTCGGGGAAAGTCCTGTGTAGGCGGCTTGGTTGTTTAGGTTAATGTCATACACGATGCCCTCCCAGACCTGTGCTCCAGTTCCGTTCCTACCAATCAAACCAACTAGGAACGTATCGGCTGAAGTAGTCACCGCCTGAGTGCCGATTCCAGATATAATCATCGTAGTCGTTGTGCCTAAGCGAGTAACTGAAAATGTTCGCAATGTTTTGTCATTGGCTGGTATGATCAGTGACGTGAAACTATATACATTGCCTTCGATTTGAATAAACACAATCCCAGTCCCCGTCGTGACTCCTATGCGACTATTGCCAGCGGTCACACCAGTAAGTGGCCTAGTTGCTGATAAAGACCCCGAAAACAGGAAGCTTCCGCTTACCGTAAAATCTCCTACCATTGATACTTCAGAGTCAAGTGCAACCTTCGAATCCGTCCCATTAAAATACTGAGCATCTCCCACTAAACTTGCAGCGTCACCTAGTACCCAATCCTCCAGCGTACCATCAGCAACCTCAGCAGCCGTAAAGGGCTGCGTGTTGCCGTCAGTATTACGACGAACATCAACTACGCTACCCGTATAGGAGTCACTAAGGTTACGCAGACTGTAAGCAGCCGCTGCCTCAATGATAGGGCCGTCACGACCCGTAGCTGTAAGCTCACGTAGGTCAAGTGGGGGTGTGATCTGCTCGTTGACCCAGTTCGTTAGAACCGAGGTACTAATGTCCTGAGCCGTAAAGTCCCGTTCGTTATTGTCACTTTCACGACGAACACGGACAACCGCAGGGCTGCCCGATCCTAGGTTACGTAGGCTATAAGCAGCAGAAGCCCCTTCAGCAATCTGAAGGAGATTCTCGCCTACCCCGCCCGTAATGGGGGTATGCCCCAGGGAACCCTTTAGGCTAAGGTACATACTAGTACTTGTGGCAGATTACTAGACCGCTAGTTACAGCAACTGCGCTGAACTGACCGTAAAGAATTGTGCCTGCGCCAATGCCTACACCCGTAAGTGCAGCACTGCTCTGGTCAACATTGTTTGCTGTAAGTACTGAAAAGTTAGTATCAGTAACTACTTGAATAGCTCCGTACCGTTTGCCAGTGACGGAGTCACCGGAGTTAAGTACCTCTGATCCAACCGAGGAGAATTCTAGGGTATTGTTTCTTGATGAACTCATAGTGTTTGTTTGTTGTTGTCTATCGAGCTTGTCGATTTACGTAAGTTGAGAACCGATTGTTGACGGTATTATTGTTAGTGATCAAATCAACTCTTTCTAGTTCAAGAGCTAGATACTGCTGACCATTCTGTTCTTCGGTGATTGCCTTGTCCGTCTGACCATCCATACGCAGGAAGTCAGCATAGGAGGTATGCGCAATAAAGTTAAAAAATTCAGCGGGAACAAGTTCAGTGCTGTTCAGATAATCCGACGATGTTGTGAACGGTTGAAATTCCTTTTTGTAAGTAACAAAAACACCTGAGTCAGAAGAACTAACAACATTTAAAATGTGCGCACCAATTGAATCAACATAAAATTCGTACTCAACAGTCGAGTTGTTTAGGAACGGCTGGTTCCTATGGATACGGATGAATTCACCAATTGTGTTTTTTGTTCCCTCAGCGTAGGGAACTGATTGGTCCGCACTTAGTGTGCGCTCCTCACCAGCCACCAAGTACCTCGGCCACGCTTGGCTAATGTTGTAAGCCTCGTAGAACCTACGGTTAATGAAGTTTGCGATATTAACCTGCTCGCTTGGTGCAAACGAACCAACCCCCGAAAGGGATTGAATCAACTCGTATAAATCGCCGTATGTTCTAGTCTGCATTATAATTTATTCGGACTTAGGTCACTGAACTTACGCTGGAAGTATTTTAGAAAATTAACGGAATGAACCTCTGCGTGACCGTACTTCTTGATTAGGCGAAAGTATTCACGGGGTGGCATAGTTGCCACGCACTTCCCAAGGAGGGGGTGCGTCTTTCCGATGTTGGCAGTAGCATCCCTACGAGCTAAGTCGTATCGATCTTTCTCGGTTGCTACTTCGTGATCAAGGCTAGCTTTGACCTCAGCTCTGAGAGCTGCATCAATGTCCTCGTCGGACAAGCCCTGGGGTTTGTTTACAATTTGCATAAATAAAAAAAAGGAGAGGGGCTGGGATCGGACCAACCCCTCTCCAAATTGAATTAGCTTACGTCCTGGATTAAGCCGTGAGCCTGTGGGTGGTAAACACCGAGGGTCAGAGCGCAATCAACGAAACCACGTTCGCCGCCACCTTGATTAGGTAGACGAGTTGAACCCATAGGGATCAGTTCGTGTACACCGTAGTACTCAGGATTGAGCAGGTAGCCACTGGAGTTAGCTGTAGCACCACCGAAGTTAGGCATACAGTCAGGGTTAGCATTGACGATCGAAACGATACCGTGATCGCTTTGATACATTTCAACACTGAGCTTAATCGCTGCAACACCACCATCGTAGTTTACGTTACGGATGCTAGTTTCTGTAGAAACAGTTGACAAGCGAGCGAAGTCGCTGATGACACGGCGGAGGCCAACGTCAGCAACAAGAACCAAACCGTTGGACACACCATTAACTTCGAAGATGCTCGAAATGATGTCGTTCAGTGCAGTCTCGCTGAAAGCGTTTGCAGCGGACTCGGTAGTTGTGTAGATGCTAGAAGCAGGAGTTGTGAAGCCAACAGGTACAGTTGTTGCAGCAGCACCCGAGTCAATGAAGCCACCAAGGCCAGTCATCTTATAAGGAAGAGCGGCAGTAGCTTGTTGTTTAACGTTAGCGGAGCAAAGTGTTGCTTCGATGTCACGCTTGAGTTCACGGATTGCTTTAGCTTCTGCTTGTGCAATTTTAGCTGGACCAACAGAATCAACAGCTTCCTGAAGATCGGATACACGATAGTCCCGGCGGAACTTTTGTGTGTAGTTGCCCATACGAGCACGACCAGCGAATTGGTCAGTGAATGTACCGATGTCATCGCCTTCGACGATGCCAGCAGTGCTAGGTGCGCTGAGAGAATCTACTGTCCACTCTGTGTTAGTAGCTGATGCGCGTTGCTTTTGTGCAGATGAAAGGATCGGAGTTTCTTCTGGGGCCAAGATGGTAAGTACATCTGTGAGGTCCTCACGATTGGAAACAGCCGAACCGTTATTATCTACGTCATAGGTATTTGAGAATGCCATAATGTTATATAATTTGTGTTATCGGGTTTTTAATTGTTGTGTTCGGAATTTGATGAAATCGCCTTTATCTCCGCTAGTTTTATATTGTTGAGCTAGTTTCTGAATTGCTTTCGTTGGGGTGTTAGATGATTTTTCAGTCGCTGCGGACACGGATCCTACCTGCTTGGGTGGGTTCAATGTTGCCGATGCTGGCTTCTCAGCCTTGACTGGTGTTCGTCCCCACAAGCTATTTGCTGCGTGTGCCATTAGGTATGGCATCTGTGCGGACACATCCGGGGCAAGGGACTGTAACATCTCTTCCACTCGTTTATCCTGCATAATAGCATTGTATTGATGGCGAACATCATTGTCCTCACCGCTGAGCCAAGAGAGTTCTTCGACTGCCTTCGCTTGGAAGGATTCAGCCAATTGCTTGCCTTGCTCTTTGGATTGCACCGCTTTTAGTTGGGAGGGTAGGAACTTATCACGGGACTTACGGGAGTTCAATAAACTCTTGCGTACGTCAGCCTTGGTTAATTCCTGTCCATCAACTGTTACGACTACATCTTCGGGCGCATATCCGTCTGCTTGAAACAACGTATCCTCTGCCCACTCGATTACGGAATTTACTTCCTCGGCCTTTTCCTGTAGGGCTTCAATTGTATTCAATGAAGCGAAAGGATTGTTAGCTACTGTTTCGGGTGCTTTGAGCGGATCTGGTGCTTGCTGCAGCTTGGCTTCCAATAAGCTTATACGTTCTTCAGCTGCTTTCCGCTTTGCGGTAAGCTCACCAAATCTCGCAACTGCTCGACTGCCAAGTTTTTCGGATAGTTCACGAAGGTCTGCTTCGGACATATCATCTAGATCTAATTGTGAAAGAACATTTTCGGTCGGTGCTTCCGCTGGAGTTTCCTCCTGCTCTTCACTAACCTCTGCTTCAACTTCGGGGGTTTCCTCCTGGACTACTTCTTCCGTGGATTCCTCCTCGGTCGGCGCAGGCTCTGGTGTAGATCCCAAGCGTCTGGTAACGAAATCAGACGCTGTAATATTTGTATTTTCCACTGCTGTTTCTACGGACGCAGAGTTCTCCGTTGGTATTTCATCGGTCATATATTTGTTTGTTTCCACTCCTTAACGCCGAGCGATGGCGATGTAAATATAGTAACACAGTGTGCAACCCCACTTGGGCTAGTCAGTTTGTAGTGGGATTCCTTTAATAGAATTGAAGTTGGACAGATGCAGGATCTGATCGTAGCTCAGGATTCTTCCCGATAGCTGCTGGATCTTATCAATGCTTGCTTCGTGCAATTCTGATATTGTCTCCTCACGTAATTCACTGATTACCCGCAGGTATCTGATGAACGAATCGTGAGTGAGTAGTGTGTTTAAATCGTCTTGTAGGTTCATATTATTTTGTTAAAAATCCAGATTCATTAATTTTTGAATGAATTACTTCGGCGTACTGATCTGCTTCTGCTTGACTATTGAATGATGGATAGCGATCTAGCCCATTTGACTTTGCTAAATCAACAGCATCATCATTTGATAATTGCTTACCATCAACCATTGTTGGTATTAATAAATGTTTTTGCTTGTCTCCTTCTCCAAAGGTAAACGTTCCTATTTTAACATTACTATTGGTTCCATCCTCATTTTTAACTGATGGGAATTTACCAGGAAATATTCTAACATTCGGTTTATTCATATTATTTGGCTGATGATCGCATTAAATTAACTGTACGGGGACCCCTGGACTTAACCTGCTTGTACCATTCGCTGTCCACCATTTCATCCGCTGCTTTGCTGTAGTCATTTGCTTCCAAGCCTTCACGCATTTTTTTGAATTTATTTAGTTTAGTGAGACCAAGGTTAAAGGACATATCCACGATTGCCTTCTTTACCTTTTCTGGTCTCTTGGCAAATCCCTTGTCAAACTTTTGAGCATCGTTAAATGCTTGGGTCAAGCTGTAGTTATATAGGGTTTTTACTTCATTCTCACTTAATTCCCTTCCGTCAAAAAGCTCATTAATATCAATACCTTCCTTCTTCAGTATCTTTCGATTACCTCCGTCCTCTAGGTTGAAGCCCACTCCAATAGTTCGATGACCCTTACTGTCCTTGTATACCTTGGGCTTAACCCCCTCATTGAGGGCAATCATATTGTAGTATTCTTGCGCACGAAGTTCTTTAGCTCGGCGAATGCCTTGCTCCATCACTGATACATTACTGGCTTTACCCTCCATAGCTTCCTCCTCCCGATGGTAATCCCTGTGTCTGTACTTCGCCGATTGAAGCTGCCTCGGTTCCATATAGTCCGTTCTGGGTTGCATTGACTTGCTGCTGTTGAGCAAACTGATACTGACCAGCATACTTCTGAAGACGAGCTGCAAAAGCTTCGTCCGACTGCAGTCGCCCTGAAATGTCCGGCTGGGACACATACTGTTGGATGATCTGAAGGGCAACTTGGCCGCCATTCGGGCGAGCTGGCATTTCCATCCCGGAGTAAATCTTAGCCAAGTCATCCGTTACAAACTGAGTTATTTGTTCAGCAGCTACCTTTGCTGGCTGTAGAATAGTGTCCGCAAGTACTGGGTCAATTGCTTGGGCTGCGAGATCAAGCAGTGAGTCCACATTGATTCGACCATTGCGGTCGAGGGCAGTGAGTGCAGTGATCTGCTGTAGCTTCTGCTCCTGTGAGTTAGCATCTGAGTTCAGTACATCATAGCTAATCATAATGTCAAAGTTCTCATTGGGGTCACCCTTAGTGAAGGTCTGCGGGTCTGCATTGCCAGTTACTCGGAAGAATACTTCATCTGGTCCAAAGCGTTGGAAGCACTTGAATGCCATAGCCATAACCTCAGCCGAGTGCGAAAGGAACTTGTCCACGAGGAACTGCTTACGGATTTGGCTAATGGATGATGTTTCATCCAGTCCAACCAGTCGGTCAGCTTGTTCCTCTAGTGTCTTCTCAATTTCAATTGAGCCAGTAGGGGGTGGGGGTGTAGGAGCAAAGTCCAAGTCGCCCTTGCGGCGATAAGGAATCATACGACCAGGACCCCAGTCCGTTGGTGCTTGACCTACGGGGTGAAGAATTGGCGGAAGTGTAGCTAAGCTATTGCGGTCAACTCGGGAGTCACGCTCTACCTTAACTTGGTTCTGAATGCCACGGAGTACGTCCGGGATAGTCATTGCGTCATAGAGTCGCTTGCTGTCCTCGGATAGCTTAGTGACTACAACTGGGTAGTCCTCGTATCCATTCAGCAATTCAAACTTTGCGAATCCTGGTGCTTCCTCGTTACCATCGAACTCACGATGAAAGACTGTGCAGTAGATTCCTTCGGATCCATCCTCTTCGTCAATTAAACGTTGGTATCCGTAGATTAACTCAATGAGTTCATTTGCCTCGTATTGATCATCTGTTAGACCAGTTGATCGACGTGCTTCGAACTCATTCTCGATGCCGCTAGTGCTTACACCACGATAGTGTTCAATGATGTAATCAACGAAGTCCTCGTCCCATCCATCGGTGACAACCTTGTTCTCTAACTCCTGTGGAGTGTAGTAAGTCTTCCAGAAGCAGTAGGGAGAACGCTGGGGATCTGTAACGTACGGAGGAAAGAGGAAGTCCCCATCGGGGGCTAGTGTTTTTACTTGGGGTGCATCAACCTGTCGGCGCACAACGGGCAGTTGAGTTACTCCTGTTTTTCGTAATGTTTTGAGTGCTGCTTTTGCCCTTCGTGTTGTAACGCCTGGAAATGTTGCCTTGAGCAAATCGATGATCTCATCATCGGCTTCGCCCGTGGTGATTAATTGTGCAATGTCTGGAGCAATTTGCGCAATTTGATTAAGGTCTAGCTCCTGCAGGAACTTGCGATCCTCCTTGTGCCAACCTACGTAAGTGATTAGGATACCACGCTCTAGGAGGTAGTTAGCACCTAACTCCATCTCACGTCCAAAACGTGGAATGTATCCGCTTGATACCATCCATTTGAGGAAACCAGAGACTAGCTTCGAACGTGCAATGTCAGTTACCTCAGTTGGGAACGCACGAACATTGGATCGGTTCAGTGAAGATGAGAACAATGATACCAGTCGGGTGATGCGCTCGTCGATGACGTGGCTCTCCATATCCGATGCTCCCTCCCAGGGGAATGCGTCCGCACCGTGCTTGCGGTGATCACGGCTTTTACCAGGCCACCAATTGCGGCGGTCATCATAGCTACTACGGCATAGGTCGAAATACGATGACAGCTCGGTTACGGTCTGGTCATAGGCATAGCGTAAGGTCTTCACGCTTGGATCCTTGCCAACATATGTGAGTGCTTTTGATGTAGTCTCGTTTTCCATAAATTATTTAGTGATTTTCATTTTGGCTACTGACGAACTGGTGCTTTGATCCACTTGTACTTTGGTTCGTTATTAGAATTGTCAGCCTCGATGTGTATAACTTTACCATCCAGTTTACCAGATAGGGCAAGTGGGATACTGACTGGAACCTTCTTGCCGAGTTCCTTTATTCTAGCTAGAACAAAACGCTTGTTTGGTGCTTGGTTAATAACTATTCCTCTGAAGATTGTTGTCATAGGAATGAGGTCATCTAGGCAGTGCTGTCCCTCTTCGGACATCCATAGGTTCTTGCCCCTTCCCGTGATCATATCCTCCTCAAGGCTGTGGGTGGCGATCTTATGGATTTCTTCAAATGAAATCCCGTATTCTTTTGCTAGTTCTGATAGTCGTTTCTTTGGCATTAGTATCCTCCTTTATTGTTCTTGGTTGCTTGCATTGATGCGTCCGACATAAAGTCCGGACCGTCTCCGCTGTTTGACATCCGCAAATATCGGATGACATCAAAGAAGTCCTTCAGGGCTTCCTCTGGTTTTCCACCTGCGTTGTAGTTAATGAGACTGTCAACGAGGTTGCCGCAGTCCGAATGAATGTAACACCTGGGTCGATTGATTGCATCGATCTCTACGTTTGGATTGTAGTTGAACCAGTCATCCAGTGCTGTGATGCCACGCTCCTCCATCTTGCCATCGGACGGGACGAAGCTTAGGCCGAAATCATAGAAGGATGTAAAAAGATCATCATTGTTCTCATTCTCCCTTGCGAAGAAACGGGAGTCCCCGATTCGCTCAGTTACCTCAATGCCTAGATCCTCTTCGATTTCTTCGAAGAGTTCGCAGTATCCCTCGACGTTTAGTCCAATCTTTTTAGCTGCTGGACCGTACTTCCACTTTGGATCTCCGAACATTGCCCACTCCCCGTAGGTGCTCCTGTCGGGCCATTCCCTGCGGATAAACACTTCGCCGTTTTCATTTACCCCAGCCCAGATGGCTGTGTAGTTTCTTGCGCCAGCGGGGTCAACCACCTGATAGCAGGTGAACTTGGACTTATCCGAAATGTCGGGGAACGCCATCCCGTACTTATTGGGTTCATCGCTGAGGACATTTACTTCTGTATTAAAATTGGGCAGTAGAGAATTCACTGACTTGACCGGAAGTCCGTATGCACGAACCTTGATCTCGTCCTCGGGTCGACCAGCTAGGTCCTTTGCGATACGCTCGTATCCGCCGAATGGGTTCTCGTCGGAGTGAAGATATACTACGCCTGCATCCCTGCTTGGGCTGTATTGGCATATGGGAACTTCTTTATTGTGAAGCAAGGCCGCTGGCCTTGTCTGAGTGGTTTCCGCACCCTTGAGATATTCAGCAATGAATGGTGTGTATCCATCAATTGGCGTAAAGCCAATGATCATCTTGGAGTCCCGTGTAGCTAGTCGAAACCGCAGGGTATTGACTAGGGCAGCGTCACCTAGATATTCGTCAAGCCAAGTGCCGATATTCAAGCCCTTGGGATCCTTGAAGCCGAACTCAAATCCCTCCAGTATGGTTGAGTTATTGGAGTACTGGGTGTATGTCTTGAAGTCCACCCGTGTGCGAGTATCGGGAAACACGAATGAACTACCTGTGAATCCATTCTGCATTGAATAGTTGATGTAGCCCTCAATACCCTTGGTCTTCTTCTTGAACTCCTTGGGCATCATCTCCCAGATTGCTGGCTGTTGAACCTTGATTGACGTATCCGCATTTTGCGAAAAGCAAACAATGTGACCTCCCTCGGACTCAGTCACTGCCTCCATTACCATTTTTGCGCAACCTGTCGTTTTGCCACTTCTGTTTCCACCGAGTGCAAGGCACTCATTGAATTCTTCAAGTGCCTCCCTGGCTCTACTCCAACCGGGTAGGTCGAACCCATAACGTAGGGGATCGCTCACGGATGCTTTGATCCTACCCTCGTGAGCAAGATAGAGCTGCTCTAGCAGCTTGGGGTCATTCTCCGCTAGGTATATAATCTCCTCGTCACTTGGGGACGGCAGGATTGGGTGGTCGCTGAAGGATAGTTCCATACTTAGTGCTCGTATTCGTCCTCGTCCTCGTCCACTAGGTCTTCCCAGTCGAATTCATCCACCTCGGAGTTCAGATCCTCTACGGCTTCAGTCATAAGCATCTTGCCTACCCTGTAGTTCGTGTAGTCATAGAACAGATCCCCGCCTTCATCCATAACGATGAAGCAGAAGTTGTGAAAGTGTTCTCCTAGTATTCCACGAATTTGGTCGTAGATAATATCTGGATCTTCAGCGTCAGTCAT